CCGCTGCGGGCATTTTTGGGGGCAACAAGGCCGCCGACGCGCAGAAGAAGGCCGCCAAGAAGGCGGCCAAGGCACAGAAGAACGCGCTGGCTGTGCAGACCAAACTTGTCGAACCCTACGTCGAGGCGGGCAAGAACGCGCTGGTCGAATACCAGAAGATGGCCCCCTACGAAGATTTCGGCATGAAGCAGTTCGAGGCCGATCCGGGGTACAACTTCCGCATGGCTGAGGGCATGAAGGCGCTGGAACGGTCGGCCGCTGCTCGCGGTTTGCTTCAGTCCGGCGGCACGCTCAAGGGCATCCAGCAGTACGGCCAGAACCTCGCCAGTTCCGAATACGAGAACGCTTTCAGCCGTTACCTTACCCAGCGAGAAGCGCGCATGGACCCCTATCGTTACCTGTCGGGTCAGGGCCAGGCAGCGGCTGTGGGGCAGGCCGCCAACGTCGGCTCGACCGGCGCAGCGCTGGCCGATATTGCAGCGCAACGCGGCAACGTACAGGCGGCGCAGGCGGCGGGTACCGCAGGGGCCTTCGGCAACGCGCTTGGTTCAGTCGCGCAGGGCATTGGCAGTTACTACGCCAACCAGCCGTACATGAATTATCTGAGTTCCATCACGCCGACCTACAACGTCAATCAATAAGGCGCCACGCCCATGCCGCTCGACCCCAGTATTGTCAGTAACGCCTTTGCGAACGCGGCCAACAACATGCCGGACGTGAACGCGCTCATGCAGCAGCGCGTGCAGGGTGCGGAGAACGTCTACCAGATCGAGACGGCCCGCCAGGCGCAGGCTGCGGAAGCCGAGAAGGAAGCCGCGCAGCAGGCCGCCGAGGCCATGCTGCCAGCGGTGGCGTCGGCCTTTTCGGACCCGTCCGACGCAGGCTTGGACGCTGCGGCGTCCATGTTGCCCCCGGAAGTCTCACAGGCGTTCACGCCGTTCTTGCAGCGCCTAAAGGGTGTAAGTGATACCAAACAGCGCATGGCGATCTTGCGCGCCGAACTAGCTAAGGACGACGAGGGCCGGTACATTCTCGGCCAGCTTGAGCCCACCGCCAACATGCGGCTTCAGGCCGAGACTGCCGCAGGTTCACAGTCGCTGGCTGAACGGCGGCTGCAACTGGACATATTGAAGCAGGAAGCCGAAGCGGCTGGCGGGGGTGTCTCACCCGACGTCGCCGCGCGGTTGGAGTTTGACCGCGAGAAATTTGAGGCCGAAAAAGCTGATAAAGCAACTGCGGCGGCGTCTGGGGGAATGGACCCTAAAACCAAGGCCAAATTCGACCAAGCGTACCCGCAAGCCATTCGCAACCTTCAGAGTTCAACTACGGAACTTGATAAAGACATTGCTGACGTGCAAGCGCTGATAAACGATGAGGACGGTCTAAACGTTATTACTGGCGTGTATGGCGCAAACACGCCAAACATCAGCGCGGCATCACGCCGTGCCCAAGCCCGATACGATAAAATTCGTGCTGGGGCTGGTTTTTCTGCGCTACAGGCAATGCGCGATGCTTCGCCTACTGGCGGCGCGTTGGGTAACGTATCGAACCAAGAGGGCGCAAAACTTGAACAAAGCGTTGCTGCGTTTGCACAAAATCAGGACGCCGACGATTTGCGCGATGCGCTTCGTCAATATCTTATTGATTTGAAGATGGCTCAAGAAAACGTGCGTGCGGCATTTGATGAAACATACAGCTATCGCGGAGAAGTGCCTTCGTCTGACATTGTTACTCAGACGCGAGAGCGCCGCAGTCAAGCAGAACGCGACGCTGGCAAAACGCCGTTGCCGCCTGGCGTAACGGTTAAAAAGAGGAATTGAAATGGCCTCGTTTACGGTAACGCTGCCTGATGGGTCGTCTTATGATGTAGACGGCTTGCCGGATGATGCAACGGAAAACGATGCGCTTGCGTTAGTGCTGGCCGAAAATCCCGACGCTGCTGAAGCTGACAATAGCCTTCAGCAGTGGATGGGCGTGGCGACGCGCGCGTTGCTTCCGTATGGCGTTGCGGCGGGCGCGGGCGCCGCGGCTGGCGCACCGTTTGCTGGTGTTGGCGCAATACCTGGCGCGGCAGCAGGCGTGCTGGCGTTAGGCGCTGGCGACATTGGCACCGGCATATATAATCTTGCTGCCACGCCGTTTGGCGCGCCGCGCATGACTTTGCCGTCCGAAGCTATCCGGCAAACATATGAGAGCGCCGGGCTTCCGGGTACGCGCGAGCCTGCCACGACGCCGCAACGCATATTCAGTTCGGGTCTTGAAGCCGCTACTGGTGCTGGCGGAACAGCGAGAGCAATTAGTGCGCTTGCGCCGACGTTGCGCGCGGGTACTACGGCGCGCGGCGTAGCTACTGAACTTGGCCGAGGCGCCAGAGCGCAGGCCGTTGGCGGCGCGGGGTCTGGTGGTCTTACGCAAACGGCTGTTGAAGGCGGCGAAACTGACCCGCTAAAACTGTTCTTGGTGTCGTTAGCGGGCGGCGTTGGCGGCACATTGGCCGGCGGCCGCACGCCGCGTCCATTATTGACCGGCGAAGACATCCGCAAGCAGGCATCGCAAACATACCGCCAAGCAGAACAGCAAGGCGTGTACATTCTCCCAAATGTCGCTGATGACTTGGCTACCCAGCTTGAAACGACTTTGCAGCGCCAAGGCGCGGCTATCACGCAACGCGACCGCGCGCCGATTTTGCGCGTAATCCGTGACCTGCGAAATCGTCCGCACCGCGACCTGTCATTTGAAGAACTTGAAAAGTTGCGCAGCGACCTCGGCATGGTTGGACGTAGCGCGGAAACAGGTAAAGTTACCCCTGTTGGTGCGCAGGCCAATCGTATGGCGGGCATTGTGCAAGATAAACTTGACGATTTTTTTGACACTTTAGACCTGACACAAGTATCATCTGGTGACCCGCAGCGCGCCGTTGAATTGGTCAAGCAGGCGCGTCAACAGTATAAAAACGCGCGCAAGGGCGAAATTCTAGAGCAGGTGCTGACCAAGATTGATGTTGGAGCGGGCAAGAAACCGCCTATTCAAGAGTTGCAAGAACGCCTTGCCCCTATCGTATCCGACAAACGCTTGATGAAAAAATTTAACGACGAAGAACGCAAGGTACTGAAAAGTTTGCAGTCCGGTACTTTGACGGAAAATTCGTTGGCAAAAATTGGCGAATTGTCTCCTGAACTAAACGTCACCAAACTTCTTGGCTACGCCATACCGACAACCGTCGCCGCATCTACCAACCCCGCGTACTTAGGCGGCGTGGCGGCGGTAGGCGGCGCGGCGTTGGCGTCGCGCGCTTTGGCAAACCGCATGGCTTTGCGCCGCGCCAGTGATGTGGCCGAAAATATCCTTGCTGGGCGGCCGCCGCCCGGATTGCCGGAACGCACGGTACGCGCTGCGGGGCGCGGCGCAGCGTATGTCCCTCCGGTCGTATTGGGATCGCAGTCTGTCAATAACGCATTTTTGACTGATGCGTATGGAAATCAATACGACGCTCAAGGCAATCGGATGTCGAGGTGACACGGTGGACTACCAAGTGCTTTTCAACCTCGCAATAGGGGCTGTCAGTGTTACGGGAGGGTGGGTCTTGAGCCGAGTATATCACAGCCTAGACCGCCTTGACGAAGACGTGCGCAAGATACCGCTGAACTACGTCCAGAAGGACGATTTCAAGTCGGCCGTTGCGGACATCAAGAACGACATCCGTACCGGCTTCGCCCAAGTGGACCGCACGCTGAACAGCCTCTTCGACCGCGTCAACGAGAAGGCCGACAAGTCGTGAAAGTCAACGCCGCAGGTCTGGACTTGATCAAGAGCTTTGAGGGCCTTCGCCTGAAAGCGTACAAGTGCAGCGCGGGCGTGGACACCATCGGTTACGGCCACACGTCGGCAGCCGGTGCCCCCGTTGTCAAGGCGGGCATGAAGATCACGGCCGCCGAGGCCGAGAAGATATTGGCCCGCGACTTGGGCAAGTACGAGCAGGCGGTCGATAAGGCCGTCACCGTCAAGCCGACGCCCAACCAGTTCTCCGCAATGGTCAGCCTCTGCTACAACATCGGCCCCGGCAACTTTGCAGGCTCGTCGGTTGTGCGGCGCCTGAACGCGGGCGACGTCAAGGGCGCCGCCGAGGCGTTCCTGATGTGGAACAAGGTTCATGGTCGCGCGTTGGCGGGGCTGACCCGCCGCCGTGAGGCTGAACGAAAACTTTTCTTAACCCCGGAGTGAATAACATGACTGCACATAAGGCCGTAGCTGCCTTCATCACCAGCCTTGTGGCCCTCATTGGCCTGTTCGGCGTCTCGACCGGCTGGGTGACACCCAGCCT